CTTTGAGATGAACCTTTGCCGCATAGGAAATCAGCCCGTCGAGGCTCGCCAGCACTAACTGACTTCCTCAAAGGCTCATTTCAAAGGGTATGGTTCGACGTGGGTTGAATGCGCTGCGGTGCGCGGTGAAATTCGGGCATAAAAAAGCCCGACCGAAGTCAGGCTCTGTTATTTGGGTGACGAATCACTTAAGACACTGCTCTTTGATGTAGTCCTGCATGCCGCGAATCATCTTGTCAGCGGTTGCGATTCCGTCCCGGTGATCGAAATAATTCCGTCGAGCGTCTGGAGTAAGTTCGGGGGCTCCTGCATCATCCACGCCGGTGGCGGAGGTGGCTTTTGGCACTCCAGGGCAGGTTGCGGCGATGCGCAGCCGTTTAGCGCCAGAATCGACATCCCGACGCAAATCGTTAATGGTTTTTTTCGCATCGGACAATTCCTTCGTATATTTGGCATCCAGCGCAGCGACATCTCGCTGGCGCACCTGCATGTCTTTGATGGTGGCGTTAGCCAGGTTGAGATTCTTGATGGCTTTATCGCGCTGGTCTTTGTAGGTGATGGCGTTGTCGCGGTAGTGGTTCACGAAGAACGCCAGCACACCGATTAACGCCACCACCAGCAGCTGCAACCAGTAACGCTTAACCAGTGCGCCAATCATGATAGGAACAGAGCCCGCTCTGCCTCCCGCCGACGTGTCAGCCCATTCAGCACCTTCCCACCAGCTTTATTCCAGCGCAGGAACTCATCGGCTGCACCAGCGTAATCACCAGCGTTGAGTTTTCGCAGAAGGGTCGATGTCGACAGTGAACGGGCTCCGAGGTTGTACGTGAACGACACCAGGGCGTCGAATTGCCCCTGAGTCACGCCGACTTTAACCAGGCGGGACACGTCACTTTCGTAGCTGACCAGTCCGGTCTTCAGCAGACGTTCTGCTGTTTCCTGCTTAATCGTCATCCCGGCGCGGATCGGTTTGCCGTCGACAGGCTGAGTCCAGCCATAGCCGATCGTCCAGATGCCGACGCTGTCCTGATAGGCGGTTAGTTTACAGCCTTCGAACTGTTTGATCAGGGCAATGCCTTTTTCACTGGTTTGCATTCTTCATCCCCGTCAGGCGTTCCCAGAAATAGGTCAGAGCCACGGAGCCCATCGCCCCGCTAATGCCTGACGTAACCAGAATCATGTAAAGGCTCAGCCCACTTTCTACGCTGATCAGGCCACCAATGAGACCGGTAAATCCGGACACTGCGATCTGCGCCAGTGCGTTGATCCAGCTCCAGGTGGCTTTATTCTGCTTAACGTCAATAAGGTATCGGACCAGGCCGCCCCAGCATGACAGAGCAAGGACAATCAGCCATGACACTCCGGCAATGCTTTCTTTATCTTGCATACGTTTAGCCATATCACCTCCGAAAAACGGGGTGCTGTTCGTGTAGTGGGAAAGGCCGTCAGACACGTTAGCTACGTGGCATCTGGAATTGATTGTCTGCGGCCTGGAATAAAAAACCTGGCGACAAGCCAGGAAGATGAGGGTAAGGCAATGTCGGCTCTATGGCCGTAAATACCCTGGCTGGGTTTGGCTCGCCTGGCTGGATTCGAACCAGCGACCAACCGCTTAGAAGGCGGTTGCTCTTTCCTCTGAGCTACAGGCAAATTTGGTGGGCCGTGAAGGATTCGAACCTGTCTACCCTTCCCTTATGAGGGGACCGCTCATACCAAATGAGCTTCCGGCCCAGAAACAAAAAAGCCCCGCATTTAGCGAGGCTCTTAATTCTTTGTCGACCTACGAAGCTATGGCGACGATATCAGATTTACATGAAATATATGCGTTTTAGTTCGGTTTTGCAAGACTTACGTCTAAATTTGTCGCCTTTTGTTGTGAACGTGATCGCGTTACTGAGATAAGCGCACCGCTATCGAGTCGCTTAAAGCTGTTACGCATCGCCAGCCAGTGAGGCAGATACGTTTCTGTCCAGGTGGATTTCGCCACGCCAGCCAACTCCGCCAGCGCCTGATATTCGTACGTCTCACGCCCTGCCAGCTCCAATTTCACGTCCTGCGCCGCCAGCCAAATTAGCTTCTTCAGGCGATCCAGCGTCTTGCCGGCCACTTTCTTCGTGCCGAGCTGTTCCCGGAACTCTGCCCACGCCCACTGGGTGATCGCAACCTGGTACTCGAAGCGGATATTCTCGCTGTAGTTCCATAGTAGCCACGCTTTCTGATGTTCTTCCAGAGACATGACAGCGCGGCGCCAAGATGCTGTCACGAACTCGACCGGACCCACCAGCGCGATAGATGAGCCCTTAGCGCGGGACTGGCTGCCGCTCATCGCCGGGCCATCAGGGTTAACTTTCCGGCCGGTGACCGGGTCGGTGATTTTCTTTCGTCCCCGGCTGCGTGCCGTCGCGGTGAATTGCGCGTTCTCGGCGAAAGCTACCAGTTGCCCTTTCGTCGCCCCGCTCAGATCTGCGGTCGCCACAATGAGCTGCTGACGTACGTATTCCAGTTGCTGACTGTTCATGCGGCTTCCTTCTGTGGCTGGTTGGTTTTGGTCTGGCTGTGCTTTGCTACTGGCGGCATGCTAGCGCGCTTAACGCTTTCTACCTGGTACCTCAGGAAATCGGCGTGGTTCATGCGGCCTCCTGTCGGCGGGCCCGGCGTTTTTCCAGCGCGCGGGCTTTACGGGTGAAGATGGATTTGATGCGCTGCAGGTAAGGGATATCGAACCGGCGCGGCTCGTTATCAGATTCAAGGCGCTCTACACGCTCCAGACCAATACGCTCAATCAGCCGAATTCGATACTCGACGGCATTACCGCTCAGTTGACGGTTGCACCGGGTGCAGGCTGAGTGAACGTTAAACACGTTGAATTTGAGGTGTGAGGCAGCGCCACGTGAACGGTAATGGCTGGCGTCAATGGCGCTGCCAGTCAGGTAATTGCTTTTGCCGATGAGTGGATTGCCGCAGCTGACGCATTCTTTCCCCTCGTCACGGATCCGGATGTAGCGGTTGAAGGCCGATTGGGCCTCTTTATCCCACTGGGATTTAGTCTTGAATGACTCGCGCTTGGCCTTGCGCCGCTGACGCCCAGCCTTCTCTTCGGTGCGCTGACGCTGCGCTTCCTTCTGCTTGGCGGCTTCACGGGCTTTTGCCGTCTGTTCTTTGCCGATCGCGCTGGCGCACTCGAATGAGCAGACCACCTGCCCGTCGCGGACCGGGTGGAACCACTGGCGACAGGATTTATGGGCGCACTTGCGGCGCGGTAACTTAGCCATGCGCTCTCCTCGCCGCGAGACGCAGCCATTTCTGATCAACCAGGCGGGCGGTGTAGCCTTTCAATGTCGGAATGTCGGACGGCTTAACGGCGGCCTTGCGCTGGCGGCGCGCCGGAACGCGGAAGATTTCGTTTGTGATGACGCGTGAGAGAGGACTACCCACGGGAAGCCCTCCATTCTTGCGCCCAGGTGATGCGCCTATTGGATGCTTCGGAGAACTTCACGCCGCGGTCGGTGCCGAACCAGTAAATTGCCTCAATGACGTCGACCATGTAGCGCTTGCTGGATTTGGATGTGCGGACGCCGAAATAAACGCGGCCGCCGTTGATGCCCGGCGCGGATTTCTGCTCCTGGTCCTGAGTCTGATTCACCAGAACGGTGATCATGTCCTTCCACTCTTCGCGGGTCAGCTTTTCGCCGTGCCAGACAACCTGGTCAGACAGGTCCTTCAGCAATGGCCACATAAGACGGTTTTGCTTGTCGGTGCGTGTCTCTTCCCGGGCCTCTACTACCATCGGCGCGCGAGGGTTTACCGGTATGGTGCGGATGAATGCTATGAGATTGTCTTTAACGGTGTCGTTAACGATGCAGTAGTGCTGTTTCATACGCCACCTCCGAGAGGTAACGCAGAATGCAGAAAATCGCAGGTGCATTTCTGCATCTGTGACAAGGTGAGGAGTTCAGATTGTGGTCGCATTTAAGTCCCCTTAAATGCGCAGAAGTCACCGGAGTTGTTCAGGCTCCGATGACATGATTATGGCCTAATGATTTTGCAAAATCAAAATTTAGAATCTGGTTAAAGTGATAATTAATTCCCTTCCGACATGAGAACCGTTTGGAGATAGATTGCTGCTAATTGTTCTTGTTGCAGCTAAAGAGCTGTTCTGAAGTTCTTCCATAAAAATACCATTAACCTGATGGATATTTAGTTTAGGAGAAACTTCATACATCCCTTGAATTACACTCATGTGCTCAGAACCGGAGGTAAATAGTATTAAAGTGTTTACAACCTCCCTCGCTTCCTCAAGAGTATTGATAACCATCCGATCTTCTCTCATTGATTCCCCTTTATTTTTTGTTAGCTTCATCCATCTCAACATAGCGCGGATCAGAAGGTTTAGGCAATGCAACGCTCTGCTCGCGATAGTGCCGCACGCGTTCCATGAAATACTCGCGTAGATTCTCTGGTTGCTCACGCGCTACTTGCTCAGCGATAACCGGCATGTTCAGGCGCTCTTTGTACGCCACGCCGGAGGCCGCAAGGTCAACGTTAACCTTGTCGCGTTCTTCCTGCGGCTTTGCAGCAATATTCCAGTCAGACATTAGTCAGCAGTTCTCCCGCGCCAGCGTTTGTTACTTTCTGAGATTCGATCCGTATCGACGGATTCGACCTCCCCTTCGGAAAATCTAATGGCATTGGCTTTATTTAGTGCTGCCCTGGCTGCTTGTTCCGCCTTACTGAAATGTACCTTCTTCCGCCCCTTAAAACTGCCTACGCGGATTTTGGAAGAGGTCTGCGTCTTGTACTTGCTGATCCGTAACTGTGCGGCCAAATGGGCTTTTGCCTCGGTCCGGTTCGCAGGCTTCTTCTTGACCAATTCAAGGTCTAATTTGTATTGCTGCTCAGCATTTAGCTTCTTGGGCTTCATGGCGTCACTCTCAAACAAAGTCCGTTTATCATAGAATAAAAGGCCCCTAAGGGCCTTGATTTATATCTATGGTAACTCTCGTCATCTTGTTCGTCACTTCACCTCCTGCCGCGGTGCTGCTGGTGCAGCGGCGAGCATTTTCGAGTAGCAATGCACTGTATTCAGCCAGAACCCAACCACCGATTGCCCCGCACGCAACATATCTTTTGTTGGGTCAATCGGAACGAGTTTCCATCCATTAGGAATGGAGGAGGTATTAACGCTTTCCCCCTGAAGCGCGGCAGCGGCTCGCTCCAAAAGCTCAGGTGATTTGATCTCTCCTTTTTCTCGAAGATATTTAGCTCTACCAGTAAGCATGCAAATAAAATCATCTGGCAATTTGTAAGCCGTCGTTACAGGTTCAACCATATTGTTGGAGTCACCGGTATGGTTGGTTATCGCTTCCTGAAAGCGTTCAAGCTCCACGTACTCCTGGCATGACCAACCGCCATCAATGAAATCACGAGCTTCAACAGCGTCGAAAGTGAACGATGTTTCACCGCCAGTTGGTGAGGTTAAGCCGTACAGATCTGCTACCGGATTAAATTGCGTTACTGGTATGGTACCTTCATTGGTGAGGGTACCATCTGCACCCTGAAGCATGGCTGCGCGGCAGGCGTTCCAGCCGACAGCTTTTCCGTGTTCAAACGCGCTGTCAAAGTCATCATCCATTTCCATCGCATCAGGCACAGATATCGGCGCTGGCGTGGCGGTGTAAAGCGGCGTTACTTCTCGCAGCGGGTCGGCATAAGCATTTCTACTATCGAATCGAACGTCATTTTTTGCCCCGCCGCCTGACAGTAGCCACGCCACAGGCTCCGCTTCGAGCGATGCCAGCGCGATACGCGCCAGCTCCAGTTCTTCTTCAAGCTCTGCGCGTGAATCGGCAAAGGCGGTCTGTGTTACCGCAAGCTCCAGCGACTTAACCTTTTGGCGCGCACGTTCGCGTAACTGCTCTTTGGTAATAGTGCTCATAGGTTAGTCCTTAATCACATTCTGACGATTAGAGCGGCAAATCAGCGCCCAGAAATTCATATCGCAAATCAGCGCTACGCGCATTTCCGCCGTAAAACGACAGCCAAGCTTATTTGACTTGCCGACAGACCGCCGACGCTTGCGCATTAACTTGCGTACGTGTGCCGCCTGCACTTCAACCTGACGATGCCTTGAGGCATAAACACCCTTAGGGGGTATCTTCCGAGCCTGTTTCTGATAAGCGGTTAACAGGTCGTGTACGTCTGTAAATTTAGCCATGCTCACTCTCCTTTACCGGCTGCGGCGGCGCTTAGTTTGGTGTTCACGTCTCCTTCAAAAATAGGCAGCACACCAATTGCAGCGGCCCAGTTTTTAGCTAGCTCAGGGTCAGATGTCTCGTCGGTGTAGTCTGATGCTCGCCAACCAATAATTCGCTTCTGGTCAGGAAGGTCAGAATTTCTCTTCTCTGATGATTGCCCTAACGCATTAAGAAGCGTTCGTATCTCCTGCTGCTGAGTGGCTATGGTTGAGTCTTTGGCTCCCAGCTCATCCAGCAGCGCCTCAATGCGCTTCTGCTGAAAATTCCACGCCTTTGCTTCATTCGAATTTACGTCTCCCCAATCCGCCCGTTCCGTGTCATCTGCTCCGCACAGATGGCAGTAGCAATCGCCGTAATCCCCGGAGTCAGCAATTGCTTCTCCACCATCCAGAAGGTTGCTGGGGTACATTTCACCGCAATTGCAGCATTCCACCAGGTAAAATGATCCTTCAACGCTTTGATCACGCAGCGCCTGTTTGTCGATGTGTTTGTCGATGTTGCTCATTGGGCGGCTCCTTCTGTGCGATACATCATGATTGTCAGATCGCCTTTAGTCGCCAGGCGCACCGTTGTTCCTGGTTCGATGCTGGACAAGTCAAACGCATCGTAAAATTCGTGTACTGCCTTCTGTCTACGAGATAGTTTTCTACGCTTCTCCCACTGCTTTAGCGCAATGGAGATAAACCACTGGCCCGTTTTGAACATGATGAATAACCACCCCATCAGAGCGAGGCCAGTGTTTAGAATGTCCAGAATGCTCATGACTGCACTCCTTTGCGAAGCAGGGCGGCATCCTCTCGAAGGGCTTCTGCGTATTCAGATGCTGCTCTGCTGGCCCTGGCTCTCCATCCGGTTGTGATGTTGTTGGTCTTAATAGCCTCTTCAGCGAACATCAACGCAAACATCTCCACACCCTGCGCCCGCACTTCAGCCAGGAAAGCGTCGGTGGCTGGGGTTTTGACATTCTCCAGCGATGCTATTGAATCCTGAGCGTCACAAAGCCGTAATAGCGCGTCCATTTGCTCGCCGTCAGCGTCATAGCTGAATAGGGCATAGTCATCATGGTGTGCTTCCATATCTTCTGATGCCTGCAGTATTCCAGCCTTCAACCACGCATTCTCCGCTGCCAGCGCCGCGCACTTGGCTTCACCTTCAGCCACGCCAGCCTGGTACGCTTCGAACATGTGCTGCGTCATCTCGTACACAAAGCTTATGTCGTCTTCCATCGCTGGCGAGCAGCCGTTGTTGTTCTTGGTAAACCACTCGATAAATTTCTGTTTCATGCCCCTACCCTCCCCCAAACCATCAAAACCCTTCTCATTGCCGGGCTGTTGCGGCACTCCTGGCAGATCACGTTTGTCTCTGTGCGCTGCACCAGCTTCGAATTTCCATTCGGCATGGCCGGTATGGTTTCCGGTGCGTATTTCATGCCGTAGCTGGTCAGCCGATACAGCCGCTGGCCATGCTTACCTTCGAACTCGATAAGGCCGTCTGCAAACAACGTGCTTAGCGGGCCGGAAATCTTTTTGGTGGTCATGCCGATCATGCTGGCAATACGAGCGCTGTTCAGGCCCGGGTTATTACGCAGGGCTGCAAGAATCTGCCCACGGATTGTTATGGTCATCAGAACCCCCCTTTCTTTTTCGGCTGCTGCTCGCGCCCGCGGCGTTCTGCGGCGGCGGCCTGCTGGTCTGTGTCGTAAATTGCCCCGTTGTTCTGATTGCAATAAACCGTTCCGGTACTGCCGTGGCGGTTGAGTCGCAGTATTAACTCGGTTTCTCCCGGCGGCACGCTGTCATCGAAAGCACCTTCCCGGTGGATACCAACCCAGTAGTCGCAGTCCTGCTCAATCTGCCCTGTGTCGCGGGAATCGCTCGGCAACGGGCGTTTATTCACTCGCTTCTCCAGTTCACGGTTGAGCTGAGTCAGCAGCACGACGACACAGCCAAGCTCTTTGGCGAGGTTCTTCAACCCTTTCGTGATCATCCCGTAGGCCAGGTCATTACGGTCGGCTTTTTCGGCTGTCATCAGCGTCAGGTAGTCAACCAGAATCATGCCTACGCAGCCTTTCTCGCGCTTAAGTCGACGGCATTCGGTAACGATATGCGCCAGTGACAGCCCAGGAGTATCGTCGATGTACAGCATGTCGATTTCACTCAGCCGCCCGGCTGTTGCGATCGCCTTCTTAAAGTCACCGTCGTAGTCGCCCTGGTACTTATCATCGGCGTCATCCGTGGCGGGCATGTAAAAAATGCTCGGGTTTACGCCGGACTTCTGCCCAACAAGCTTTTCGAGGATCTGATCGCCCGGCATTTCGAGGCTGAACATCAGCGCTGGCTTTTTCTCACGAACCGCGCAGTTGATCGCCATCTGACCGTACAGGGTTGTCTTGCCCATCTTTGGCCTTGCGCCAATCACGAACAGAGAGCCTTTAACCAGACCTTTCGGCGCCAGCAGCCGGTCGAGTGACGGGATGCCGGTGCTCATGCCGCGCTGTTCGCCTGAAGGGTCAAAGCGTTTCTCCAGATCTGCTACCCAGTCATCCATAACCTCGCCGAACGACCGCAACCCACGGCGACTGCCGGTTTTTGAATGGTCTGCGAGCTGGGTGAAAATACCCTGAATGGCCTCGTACTTCTGCGTAGCGCTCATGCCATTGCGGGAATACAGCAGCTCGGTAGCTTCGGTCAGGCGGTTGATACCGTAGCGCTCCATTGCGGCTTCCCGGACTGATGCTGCGTATGCAACGATGTTTGCAGCGCTTGGAGTGTTCTTGGCGATCTCCGCCAGGTAAGCAAAGCCACCTACCTGCTCCGCTAGCCCTTTGCCTTCAAGCGCGTCGAACAATGTCAGACCATCGACTGGCTTGTTGTCGCGGAACATCTGGCGCATCTCGGCAAAGATCAGCTGGTGAGGTCGGCTGTAGAACGACTCAGGCTTGAGCATCGCCAGAACCTTCTGGACTCGCTCGCTGTTGTCATCATCCAGCAGCAGGCCACCGATAACGCTCTGCTCTGCTTCGAGGTTTTGTGGTACAGCCATGAAATCAGCGGTCATCACGATCCCCCTCGCGCACTTCGATGTAGAGCTTTTCGGTCAGGAACTTATCAAATTTCATGCGGCGCCAGGTCTTCCCGGATTTCTGGTCTGGTCGGTCTTCAAGCATCCAGCGGCAGTTCTGAGCGATGTAGCGCAGATAGCTTCTGAAACCGTCCATATCCATCGGCTTGCCGTCCAGGTTGCGGGCAATCTTGTTAGCCTTACCCCAGAAGGTGCGGATCAGATTGCGTCGCTCATCAGTGAGGCATCTCCATCCCCGGGCTTCAGGCAGTTCGTCTTTCAGGCATTGCCATACTTCATCGCATGACAAACGGGACTTTTTCTCTTCAGCGGGTTTCTGGTCATTTGCGACATACTTACTACCGTTAGGTAGTAAGTTATTTAATATATTGTTATCTGTGGACACTGGCTGGACATCGGCTGGACACTCCACCTCCGCATGCATTGGTACGACTGCGCTTGGGCTGGACACTGGCTGGACATCGGCTGGACAAAAATTTGACTGATATTCGTCATATTTGACCACTTTTAGAACAGTAAAACGGTTGTTCGATTTGGTGGTGATCATGCCCAGATTCTGGAATTTACGGAGCAGTGATTTAACGCGATCTGCGGTCAAACCCGTTTCCATTGCCAGTGTGTTTCTCCCGGTAATGAACTCTCCGCGCTCGCAGATCACATCGCCTACATCAGTCGAAACCATTGTCTGTTCGTGATTAGCGCGCAGGAGCAGGTGAACCCATAAATGAGCCGCCTCAGCGTCCTTGTAGAACGGCACTTCCATAATTTTACGGTGCAGCAAGGCAAACCCCTTACCGTCATTCGTGCGCGGTTTCTGGAGCCTTCTGGCCTCTCTGGCTTCGGCTAAATTGGATACGTTACCCACGGCCGCTCTCCTTACGTTTCAGTTCTTCCAGGATGGCGCGCATCTTCTCTGCCACAATCGGGTTAACCGAGCGGATGAAGCGGTCGCGGGCTATGTTTTTATGTACAGCGGTATGGTAATAGCGTGGATTTTTTGCCATTATTCCTCCTGCAATGAGTGCACACGATTTGCATCTGAAGGCCAGTTCTGTTCGAGCAGACTGGCTTTCGCCGTTTTTGATACTTCCCATCACATAACCCCTAACATTGAAGTGACCATCGTCATCAGTGGGCCTACCTGCTCCGGCATGAGGCGGAACAGCGACGCTATACCCTCGCTTATCTCTTTCAGCTTCTGATGCTCTGGAGCATCCAGCAGCACGGCCTGCTTAGCCTCTGCGAGTTCTTTCTCGGCTTCAGCCAGGCGAGACATTTTGCAATCTGCACCGATAAGGCGAGTGCGATACTCAACCGGCAGGACCGCCATGATTGCGGGCGTCAGCTGGCGCACGTTCTCGCGGTACTGTTCGGAGTCGAAACGGTTATCGAGGAAGCGAAACAGCTTCTGGCGGGCTCGGCTAATGTCTTCCGGGAAGCTGATGGCGGTCCCGCCCTGCTCCCGGTATTCGTTGATGATCAGCGCCGAAACGACGTCCTGATTGTCCAGCGCCGACGACCATGCACGGACCGCATCGCGGATCTTTTCGTGGCCTGGCGCCGCTTTAGCTTGAGCGCGGTTTATCATCGCTCCGGGGTGTATTCCGGTATTGTGTTGATACGCAAGTGAATGCATTGCTTTCCCTTTCGTGGTTAGGGCCGCCGTTAAGCGGCATGGTTCTCTGGGTGTGGAAACAGGTCGGGAAGATCAGGTCGAATTTCGTGTGCCTTAATCTCGCCACCAGTAGCGTTTACGATGGCTGTTACTTTTTCCGGAGATACGGAACCACCGTTAAGCCACTTGTGAACCGCTGGCTGGCTAACGCCGCAAATATCTGCGAGTCGCTTCTGGCTGCCAACGATTTCTAAAGCTCGTTGAATAACTTTGTTCATGGATTTTACCTATCCGATTACTGGATTAATGAAAAGATAACCCAAGTTATTGGTATTGTCCATAACCTTTGTTATTTTACTCTACATAACCTCGGTTATATATTGATAAGATGAAAACATTTGCAGAACGACTGAACGCGGCTATGTCGGCCGCTGACATATCTCAAGGACAGTTGGCTGATAAAGTCGGTATATCCCAGCCTGCAATTCAAAAGATGACGTCAGGTAAAACGAGCGGCAGCCGTAAGATGGTCGAGCTAGCTCATGCTCTGGGTGTAAGGCCGGAATGGCTTAGTTCTGGAGTGGGGGAAATGCGGATTGATGGTAATGTGCCATCGGCAGCCCAACCGGTCTCGGAAACAATTGATGTCTTTCGGGTTGATGTTTTAGACCTGAAAGTAAGCGCTGGTCCGGGGTCTTTTATGATTTCTGAATTTGTTGAGGTCCTGCATGCTATTGAGTTCACAACTGAGCATGCCAGATCTCTTTTCGGGAACCGCACTCAACATGATGTGAAGGTGATGACTGTTGATGGCGATAGCATGTGCCCGACAATACAGTCTGGCGATCGCCTCTTCTTCGACGTTTCAGTGAGGAACTTCAAAGTTGACGGGGTGTATGCGTTTGTCTTCGGCCAGCACTTCCACGTTAAGCGCCTGCAGATGCAGGGCCTGCAGCTGGCTGTACTTTCCGATAACCCGGCGTACAAAGACTGGTATGTGACAGAAGAAAATCAGGACCAGCTATACATCATGGGTAAGGCGCTGATCCATGAGTCCATTGCTTACAACAAGCTTTGACAGCTTGGGCTTCGGCAAGATGTTCTGGTCGGCGCATAGCTGGTGACAATATCGAAGGGCACATCTCGGTGTGAAGAGTCATACATATTAATAAGCATTTTAAGTCAAACTAACTTGTATCCTTCAAGTTAATATATATATTAACTCTTAGATGGTGATAAATTGAAAGGCTCCATACAGGGTGAGTGTTATCGGATAGTGCATTGTAAGGGAGCATTGAAATCCCTGAGCGAATCGCTGAAAAGCGTTACTCCTGCAAAGAAGCAGAAAAGTATGCAGATATCACTCATCCTGCAACTTGAGCGCTTGGCTTCTGGCAAAAGGACGCCTGACTTGAGTGTTCGCAAAGAAGGAATTTTGCCATCGTTTAACGGAAAGCCAGCTAAGAATTTCTGGGCTATAAAGAAGATTCCGATTAGAGGTTACTACTGGGAGTCTGACAGACATGATATGACGATTTTTATTAGTCATTACATATACAAAGATTTTGACCGACTTGATGACTCAGATGTCCAAAAGGTGAAAAATAATTGGGAAAGAATTGAGCGAGGCCATGATGATTGCTAACAATCTGTTTAGTGATGATAATTTTGATTTCCCGGAGGTTAGTGAGCGAGAGATGGCGTGTGAGCGCTTGATCTTTAACACAACTGAAGACCTTCTTTTAGCAATGCAGGACGCGAACATTTCTCAGTCCGAGCTAGCTAAAAAATTGGGTAAATCTAAAGGTCATGTAAGCCAGCTGCTCGACGGCACTCGGAATATGACTCTCAAAACCCTTTCTGATATGGCCTATGCTTTAGGGGCCGTGGCGAAAGTTGTCATATTAAGAGAAGGAGTGGACGTCTCGCATGCCATCATTCCAGATATGAAACGACTCTCATGGAAAGCGGCCGATGTTAGCGATAACCCGGGCCAGACCATTAAAATTACTATTAAAACAAGCAATGCGGAATATCAAACGAAATGCTATTAAGCGAATTGCAACTCATTGAAGCATCAGTAACTAATAGCGCAATTTCGCGCTTAGGAGACTCTTATGGCGGAGAGGTTACTTTCGAGTATGGCGATTTAAATTTTGAGGCTGGCGGGACTCTACTTTCCAACCCTAATCTATCAGTGATTATCGTTCATGCCAGTCCCTTTGCTGATAGCTATGGTCCTGATAAATCTACAAAAGTGTTTTCTTTAAAAATAGATATGAAGATGGTCTATACATATCCAAAAGATAAAACTGTAGATGAAACGTTTCTTATTGAAAATACATGGTATTTTTCGTCGTTCATGAAAACTTATTTTAAATTCTTCGCTGATACCCTACTTGCACAAGCGGGAGTTTCTGGAATTTCTCTTCCAATGAACTAACCCCTCCCCGGCCCCGCGCCGGGTTTTTTGTGTCTGCCGATCCCCATTCGACCACCACCACGTCAGCGTAACCAATTGAATATTATGGGATGCTGGCATTAACGGCGTCTATTCCCCGCCAGCTGGTAAACAACCCGATCCCTCTGGTAAACGCTGTCATCCTTGGTAAACGATTTA